TCTTATTTCATACCCATGAAAACACTATGGTTCAGAAACTAACACGCGCGCAAATCAAAGAAGGGCTTAATCAGATCCCAGTAGAGACTCTATTGAGTAGCGGACAAGGCAAGAGGCCTAAACTTACAGGGAAGCAGAAGGCTTTTGCTCATGCCGTTGCACTGGGAGAGACAAAGGCACAGGCTTACAGACAGGCATATAAACCTAACGCCACCAAGAGAACACTGGCATGTAAGCCGTATGAGCTAATGAAGGACGAGAGAATACAGAGGGAGGTCGAGGCCTACCAACTGGCTTTAGAGGCAGAGAAACACAGAAACCCTATTCAACTGAAGGCACTGCTCGTACAACAACTTGTCCAGCACTCACTCGATGAGGACTTTCCACCTGCACAGAGGATGAAGGCACTGCAGATGATTGGCAATCTATTCGAGGTCGGAGCATTCCTAGAACGTAAAGAGATCACGACAATACGTAAGAGCACAGACATACGTACACGACTGCTCGAGAGACTCGGCACTGTAACAGCTGTTATAGATGATGGTGTCTCATTGATGGAGGAAATCAGGGGTGATGGGGTTTCGGATGTGCCTGCGCGCGCACCCACCGCACCCGTACCCGCCCTAGAGGCCGTGACCGCCCCCGTATGCACCCCACATACTGTTCCTGACATCCAATCACCAAATAAAAACGAGGGGGGTACCCCTAGTAAAAATTCGGAGGTCGTCAATGATTTTGATCTACCGTAAACCCCCCCCTTACGATTCCTATTCAAAAAGGGGTGGGGGTACTATAACAAGTGTTATAGAGAAGTCCACTGTAACAGGTGTTATAGAGCCATGAGAACATTAGACGAAAGTGTAGGGGCGTGTATGACTGAGAAGCAAAGGACTGTGTTCCTTGTGATAGATGAGTATTGGAGGAACTTTGGTTATGGTCCTTCTATAGATGACATCATGTTTCATACTGGAGACAAGGGGCGCGGGAATGTACACCGTGTGGTGAAGAAGCTGTGCGACCTGAAGATTTGTAAGCGGGCGAAGAACTCGGCTCGCAGTGTTAGACCTTCGTATATTAGTTTGAGGAACCTGCCATGAAGATCACTGTGTGCGAAAACAGGTTTGAAGTTATTGCCGAGATGTTGGAGCCCGAGGAGGTCAGGGAGCTGTTAGAGAGAATTGGCGACTGGACTCTTGAGAAGCAATTGCCGAGTGATGAAGTGTACTTAGCAGCATTGGGTCCTTGTGGTAAATAAAAAACAACAGATGGAGATGCAAGAGGAGCACGACCTGTTTGTCAGGAGGATCACTCACGCTTTGTCTATAACAGTGTTAGAGGCAGAGGCCGCTGCCAAGAAGTTCTTTACCCTACCCCCCAACGAGCAAGCCGCTTATCTTGATGACCTTGATGCCCTAGAGGCAAGCCAAGAGAGAGAGGAGGCCTTTGACGACTTCAGCAAGTTTGCCCACGCCATGTGGCCGGGGTTTATTGACGGACGACACCATAAGGTAATGGCTAAGAAGTTCGAAGAGATCGCTACGGGGAAAATAAAGAGGTTAATTATCAACATGCCCCCACGGCATACGAAGTCTGAGTTTGCCTCTTATATGCTGCCGGCTTGGTTTTTGGGACGGGATCCTAGTAAGAAGATCATCCAGTGCTCAAACACCGCAGAGTTGGCCGTAGGCTTTGGCCGTAAGGTTCGTAACTTAGTAGCCAGTGAGCCGTTCTCTAAGATCTTCCCCAATGTTAATCTAAGGTCAGACAGTAAAGCGGCGGGCCGGTGGTCTACCAATAAAAACGGAGAGTATTTTGCGATTGGTGTAGGAGGAACGGTAACGGGAAAAGGTGCTGACCTCTTAATCATTGATGATCCCCACTCCGAGCAAGAAGCCGCCTTGGCCGCAGGAGATCCCACAGTCTTTGATAAAGTCTACGAGTGGTACACCTCTGGTCCCCGCCAACGACTCCAGCCGGGTGGTGCGATTGTTGTCGTGATGACACGCTGGGCCAAGAGGGACTTAACTGGCCGGATCCTTCAGTCTGCGATTGACAAAGACGGTAATGACGATTGGGAGGTAATTGACTTCCCTGCGATTCTCCCGAGTGGTAATCCTCTATGGCCAGAGTTTTGGAGCCTAGAAGAACTCCACGCCTTACAGTCTGAACTCCCTGCCTCTAAGTGGAACGCCCAGTACCAACAAAGCCCTACCTCAGAGCAAGGCGCGATTGTTAAGAGGGAGTGGTGGAAGGAGTGGACACACGAAGACCCGCCTAAGTGTGAGTTTGTGATCCAGTCTTGGGATACGGCGTTTACAAAGAATGAACGCTCTGACTATTCTGCCTGTACAACTTGGGGTGTGTTCTATCTCAACGAGAACCAAAATGACGCAAATGTAATCTTGTTAGATGCGTTTAAGAAGCGCATGGAGTTCCCTGAGTTAAAAGAAAAAGCCTTTAACCACTACAAAGAGTGGGAGCCAGATGCTTTTATCGTTGAGGCCAAAGCTTCAGGAGCGCCGTTGATCTATGAACTTCGGGCAATGGGGATACCTGTGCAAGAGTTTACGCCGTCAAGGGGTAATGATAAGATGGTCAGGATCAATTCTGTATCTGATTTATTTGCCAGCGGTAAGGTTTGGGCACCAGCTACGCGCTGGGCTGACGAGTTGATGGAAGAGATGGCGGCGTTCCCCAACTCAGACCACGATGACTTAGTTGACTCTGCCACGCAGGCTCTGATAAGGTTCAGAAAAGGCGGGTTTATACGCTTGCAGACAGACGAAGAGGATGAAGTTCGTTCGTTTAGACGCAAAGTTTCTTACTATTAAGGATACATATGTCCATTGAAAAATCACTTTACGCTGCACCAGATGGTATTGAGTCTTTAATGCCAGAGGTTGAAGAGGACGGCGGCATTGAAATTGAGATTGTTGACCCTGAAGAGGTCACAATTAGTATGGATGGCATGGAAATTAAGATTGATGGCGGTGAAGATGATGATTTTGACGCCAACTTAGTAGACTATTTGGACAGTGGAGTGGTCACAGGGATCGTAACTGACCTAATTGGTGACTATGACGATGATGTCAACTCCCGCAAAGACTGGATGCAGACCTATGTAGACGGTTTAGAGCTCTTAGGGATGAAGATTGAAGAGCGAGCAGATCCTTGGATTGGTGCTTGCGGTGTTTATCACCCACTTTTGTCTGAAGCATTGGTTAAATTCCAAGCTGAAATCATGATGAGCACCTTCCCGGCTGCTGGTCCGGTCAAAACCCAGATCATTGGCAAGGAAACCCAAGAGAAAAAGGACGCTGCCATACGTGTTCAGGACGATATGAACTATCAACTGACAGATGTGATGACAGAGTTCCGCCCAGAGCACGAAAGAATGGTGTGGGGTTTAGGTCTTTCAGGTAATGCTTTTAAGAAGGTCTACTTTGATCCCAACTTTGACCGCCAAACGTCTATTTTTGTACCGGCTGAAGATCTGGTAGTCCCTTATGGCGCGTCAGACATTCAAACATCGCCCCGTGTTACGCACGTTATGCGTAAAACAGAGAATGAACTGCGTAAGTTACAGGTCGCAGGCTTCTATGCCGATATTGACTTGGGTGAGCCCAACAACAATCTGGACGAAGTAGAGAAAAAGATTGCCGAGAAGATGGGATTCCGCGCTTTGTCGGATGACCGCTACAAAATCCTTGAGATGAACGTAGAGCTTGACCTTGAAGGTTACGAGCACACAGACAAAGACGGCGAACCTACGGGAATTGCCCTGCCTTACATTGTTACAGTTGAATACGGAAGCATGAAGTGTCTGGCTATCCGCAGAAACTGGAGACAAGGCGATAAGTTACACACCAAGCGCCAGCACTACGTCCATTATGGCTACGTTCCCGGCTTTGGCTTCTATTGTTTTGGTCTAATTCACTTGGTTGGCGCATTTGCAAAGTCTGGTACGTCTATCCTACGTCAATTGGTGGATGCCGGCACTTTGGCTAACCTACCCGGTGGCTTTAAAACCCGTGGACTTAGAGTTAAAGGTGACGATACCCCAATTGGCCCAGCTGAGTGGCGAGATGTGGATGTACCAAGCGGTACTATTGCAGAGAACATCATGGCTCTGCCTTACAAAGAGCCGTCACAGGTTTTGGCTTCT